GCGGCTGCTGCGAGAGGTGGGGCGGCTGGCGTTGCGGCGATAGGGGTGGCATCCGCTGCCGGATTTGGCGTGTCGGCGGGCGTGGTGGTCATCTGTAGACCCTTTCTTCTGGGGGGAGTGGTGCCCGTGGGGCGGCGGCGAAGGTGTGGAAGGCCGTGACGGGATCGGCAAGTTCGTCGGCAAGACCGGCGGCAATGGCATCTGCCCCGCGGAAGACGGCTGCCTCGGTGGCCAGCGCTGAGGCTTGGGTCATACGATCCCCGCGACCGGCAGCGACGGTTTCGGCAAAGAGAAAGCGGACCACCTCCAGCTCGCGTTGCATCTGGACGTGCATCGCCTCGGGCAGCGGTTGATACGGGTTGGCGTCAATTTTGTGCACGCCTGCATGGATCAGCGTGACGGCGATGCCCTTTTGATCCAGCGCCCCGCTCATGTCGGTGTGCAGCGCCACAACGCCTATGCTCCCGACGGCACCGGTGCGGGGCAGGATGATGCGGTCGGCCTGAGATGTCAGAACGTATCCAGCGGACAGCGCGTGCTCGGCGACGAAAGCGTGGACCGGCTTTTTCTCTCGGGCAGCGCGGATGCGGTCAGCCAGATCGAAGGCGCCCGCAACCTCGCCGCCGAAACTGTCGATGTCCAGTGCGATGCCGCGAACGGCTGGGTCGGCCAGCGCCGCCTGAAGCTGCGCCGCGATCCCCTCATACGAGGTCAGCCCAGAAGATTGCCCGATCCATGCGCCACGGTGCACAAGTGTGCCCGCGATTTCGATCACCGCGATGCCATCCACCACCGCAAAAGGCTGGGTGCCATTGCGCTGGTGCCGCTGGGCGAGATCGTTGCCAAACAGCGAGGCCCGGGCGGGGAGGGCTGCGGCGGTCTGTTCTGCTGGTTGTACGTCCAGCCCTTGGAAGGTGATTTCCTGCCCGGTGATCCGCGGGCCCAACCCCGACAGGAAGGCCAGCGCCTTTGCCGGATCGACCATCAACGGGGTGTTGAAGGCGCGCTGGGCAATTTGGGCGTGGTGCATCATTCGCCCTCCTTGGGGTCGGGTTTCTCGTCGCCGGTGTCGTCGGCATCGTCGTCTTTGGCGCTGTCTTGATCCGCATCTTTCGCCGTACCTTCGCCCGGCCCCTGCGCCGGAGATCCCGGCCGCCGGAAGTCGAGGCCCAGCGCCGCTTCCCGTTTGCGTTCGGCGGCGATTTCGCGGTCCACCTGCTCGGCGTCATAGCCGCGCTCTGCCAAAGCTTGGGTGCGGGATTTCAGGCCCGCTTCGATCTGCAGGATCTCGGCCGAGGCGTCCTTCATCGGGTCAATCCAGTCCCATTTCGTGGGCAACCAGGCACAGGCCTGGTATTGGCGGCGCTGGCTGTCGTAGCCGCGCAGGTCAAGCGCGCCCGACAGCACGGCCGTGTCCATCCAGCGCACCCAGACGGCTCGGCAGAGCTGATAGACCAGCACGCCATGCTGCCAGGCCGATATCCGGCGGCGGAACTCAATCAGGGAAATCCGCGTGTTGGAGAAGTTCCCCTTGGCCGTGTCGCCGGTCAGATATCCGTAGGGCACGCCCAGCGCGGCGGCGATCTGCAGTAAGGTTCGGTATTGGAACAGCTCGTAGGTGCCACCGGAATCCGGAGTTGCCGGGGTCGAGACATCCTCGCCGGGGTCCAGCCGCACCACCTGGCCGGGTTCGACCTCCAGATCCTCCTCGGTCGGGTCCAGCGGGGTTTCTGGCGCAGGCGAGGTGATGAACATCGCGAACATCGCCGCGATCTTTTTGCGCTCCAGCTCAGCGTCATCATAGAGGTCCAGCGTGAACAGCTTGACGATGGCAGCCGCGAACCGCGACACGCCACGCAGCTGGCCCGCTTCCACCGGGTCCAGCACATGGATCACATCTGCAGCTGGAACACGGACAGTCTCATTGGTGAGGCCCGGATCGGTCAGATCGCCGGGATGGCGGCGCAGGAAGTGATAGGCCACGCGGCGGCCGATGCCATCAAATTCGATGCCCTGCCGGATCAGACCCACGCCGGGCAGCGTGCGGTTCATGTCGAGCGGCAGCATCTCGGCAGGGAGCATCTGCAATTGCAGGGGAACCGTCAGGCCGTCCTCGGCGCGGCGGGGTCGGATGCGAATGAAGACCTCACCCGAGAGAAAAACCTCGCGCGCTGCCCGGCGCTGTAGACCATAGAAATCAGTCAACCCTTCGGCATCGGCATCGTCCGTCCAGGCCAGCCAAAGCGCCTGCAACTCTTCCTTCTTTGCGGCATCCGCGATGGTGGACGACGGCTTGATGCCATCGCCGACGACATTGCTGGCAAAACTCTCCACGGCGTTCGCAGCATAGCCATTGTTGCGCACCAGCCAGCGGGCGCGTGCCGTGATCGTGTCGCCCGATGCCGCGATCAGCGTGTTCACATGGGCGCGCGACGCCCGGAACCCGCGTAGACGGCGATGGGCTTGGGCTGCATCGAAGCCTCCAATGATACTGCCGATGCGCTGGCGAAAGGCCTCGAACGCCATCCGTCACAAACCCTTTGAGGCGACTGTGCCCCAGCGGCGACGCCGGGGAGCACCGGAGGTGGCCGTGGCAATTCGACTCTCCAGATCGCTGATCGCATTTGCCAGTTCAGCGTCTGAGCCATAGTTGATCGACTTGCCATCATAGCTGACCGAGCGGACGCCCGCATACCGCGCCTCTTGCAGCGCAGCCAACAAGGCGCGCATCCGTTCCAGATCCATCTCAGTCCCTCATGAAATTCGGTGTGTAAGCCCGGCGTTTGCGCCGTGGCGTCGTCGGTGTTCCGGCCTTCGGCGCGGTTGGGACATCAGTTGTTGCAGGTACGGCTGCTGGCATTTGAGGTTTGGTCTCAACACCGGCCTGTTCTTCCAGTCGCCGCCATGTGGCCTCGTCCCAGCGATCCGCGCCCATGATCCACGCCGCCGCGCGGGCATAGACGCGGCAGTCCAGCGCCTCGTTGCGCTCGCGCATCTTCTGCCATTCGGGGTGGCTGTACCCGCGCTTGTTGCGCACGGTGACCAGCTGTTCGGCGACCAGCTGCTTTAGCCATTCAGTGTCGATCCACTCGGGCAGATGGACCGTGCCGGGCGCGTCGCAGACGCCCAGCGTGCGGTCTTCATCCGAGGGCCGTTCCAACCGCAGGAAGCGATAGGTCTCGGTCTTGAACGTCGCAGTGGCCACGGACCAGAGCCGCGCGCCGCGCCGCAGACGTTTGCCGCCGATGGTCGCATCGACGAAGGTCGGGCCCGACACCGGTGTGGCACGGTTGAACCCTTCCAAGCCCTTGATCGGCGAAACTTGATCGAACCCCTGTTTGCGCGCCCATGCGTAAACGGCTGGCGCTTCATAGCCAGTGTCTATGGCCAGTTTACCGATTACCATCACCGCCCCGTTGGCGCAGGCCCAAGTGCGGCCCAAAAGGGCGGTCAGTTTGTCCCAGCAGGCGGGATCATCTGGACCACCGGCAATGACGATGTGATCGACCAGCCAAGACTCGAGGCCGCGACCCCAGGCCCAGACATCGACCTCGATCCGGTCCTTTTGCACATCAACGCCAGCCGTCAGGAACAGACCACCAAGCGGAATCTGCACGCCGCCATAGGCTTCGCGCCGTTCTGCCAGACGCTGCCATTCTGGCGCGTCGCCGCTTTCCACCCATGTCTCGCCCAGCAGCGTGTTGCGCGCCGCGCGCAGCATCTCCTCGGAACCCTGAGCCGTCAGCCATTCGCGGGCGATCTGCTGCCAGCTTTTCCAGCCCAGCGGCGAGTAGAGCGCCGAGATGTGAAAGCCGATGGAGTGGGGATCTGCCGACACAGCGGTCGCCCTCCATTCGCCCTGCTCCAACATCTGCGTCTTGTGATGCTCAGCGATGGGCTTTTCGCACCCCTCGCAATGGTAGGCGGCGGTGTCGGGCCGCCCTTTGTCCCAGCGCAACCGTTCGAATTGCAGCCACTGCATCGCGCCGCAATGCGGGCAGGGCACGAAATATCTGCGCTGGTCTGATGCCTCGTATTCCCGTTCGATCCGGCTAATGCCCCGGATTGTCGGGGTCGAGACCATGAACACCTTGCGTCGATGCGAGAAGGTGGTGGTGCGGGCCTCGGCAAGTGTGACCGGGTCGCCTTCCTCGTCTGCGGACGCTGGATAGGCGTCAACCTCGTCGAGGAAAATATAGCGCGCGGGCATCGACCGCAGGCCGGTCGCCGAGTTGGCCCCGGTCAGCACCAGAATGCCGCCCTGAAACTCCTTTGACAGCATCGAGTTG